GCAGACGGCGCGGAGGAAGTGGCGCGCACTCGCGTTCGCCGTTCCTTCCGTGAAATGGCGCGGGCGTGCAAACTGTTTGGCGGCATCGCCCGCAACCCCGACGCGCAGATTACAGAGGAAACGAAACAGCGACTTCTCAAGTGCGAAGAGAAATCCGCGATCCGGCTGGCGCTGATGCGCGCGCCGATCACGACAGCGCGGAAGGCAAAACTTTTGGAGTAGCGAGGCTGGGCATGGCTCGGTAGGGACTGGCAGGGCTTGGCTCGGCAAGCACACTGCCGCCTTTCGGGGCGGTAGTAGTTTGCTGGGCGGGGCGTGGCGGGGCAAAGCGAGGAACAGCTTGGCGCGGCAAACCACAAGGGCGGCACTGGAAACGGTGCCGCCCTAAGTTTTGCCAAATAGTCAACGCGCGTTGACAATCTACGCGCGTGCGCTAATTATGTCGGCGCATGGCACTTGCCGCCCTTTCATACTTCCCGCAAAGCATCACGTCCGGCGACACGACGCGCCTGCTTCTCTCCCTGCCGCTGTGCCCGGCACCGGCTTTCACCGCTGTCTTGGTGCTAAACCGCCCCGGCGTTGCGCCCATCACCTGCGCCGGCTCGGCTAGCGGCAGCGCGTTTGCATTCACGATTACCGCCGCGCAATCCGCCACGATGGCGGCGGGAGCCTGGACATGGGCGGCGCGATGCACCGAGACGGCCAGCGGCGACGTGACGAGCGGAGGCGATGGGGATTTCACCGTGCTGGCAAACTACGCCACCACGATCACGGCGAGCGCAACGCAACTCCAGCTCGACGCGGCGAACACGGCGCTTCTCACGTTGCTGGCGAATCCCGAGGTGTCCGTTTCGTTCAACGGGCAAAGCTTCACCAAGGAGAATCAGGCGCATCTCCTGAACACGATTCGCAACCTTGAGGCGAAGCTCGCCGCCGAGAAAGCCGCCGCTGCCGGGCTGCGCGGGGACGCTCCGACACGTTCTATCAGGCCGTATTTTGTGTAATTTCCATGAAAGCCAAAACTCTAAAGCTCAACGGAAAGCGGACCAACGGCAGCGCCGTCCAGATCGTTGACGAGCCAATTCGGCAGCCGCGAAATTACAGCCAACTGATCGAGCAGCTAAAGAAAGTCTCGCCCGATTGGAGGCCGAATCGCATCGGCGTTGACGCGGAAATCTATCGCAACCACTGGGAGCTTCGCGCTTTCTCGCGCAACCTCTGGAGGGAGAATCCGTTCATCATGGGCTACGGTCAGGAGCTTGCCGCGAACGTCATCGGGCCTACCGGCTACACGCTCCGCATGATGGTCAAGGAAACCGAGGACCGCATCATTTACAGCGCGGAAGAAAAGGATGCGCTGCGGCGCGCGGAGAATCGCCGCAACGAAGTCTTGCGCTTCACCGCTAAAAAGACCGGCCTGCCGTTCAAGGCGGAGAAGCTACTGCACACGATCAAAGGCAAGGCGTCGGTAAAGGTCGGCGAGCTGGACACGTTCGCGAATCAGTTGATCGAGCGGAAGTGGGCGGAGTGGCAGTTGCGTGAGAACTGCACCGTCAGCGGGCGAATCAGCTACAACGAATCTCGGCAGCTTCGCCTCAAATCCTGTGCGCGCGACGGGGACCACTTCATTCGCATGGTCCGCGATTCCCGCTATCAGCCTTTCGGTTTCAAGATTCAGCATATAAATGCTGAGTGGTGCAATTACTACCTGCTCGGCACAAACGAAGCCAACGGCAACCCAATCCGCTACGGAATCGAATACGACGAAAGCTATCCGGCTCCGGTGCCGGTTGCGTATTGGTTCACCAAGGCCACGAGCGGGCAATGGGCCACGATGTCTCCGGTAAATTTTGGCACGAACAGCACGGAAGGAAGTATCCGTATTCCAGCCGAGGACATCATTCACTACGCGAAATTTGACGATGACGCGGACGTGACGCGCCCGGTTCCGTGGGCAACTCCGGTAATGTCCAATGTGCGGCAGCTCGACAAGGCGATGGAAGCCGTGGTTGTCGCGATGCGCGTCGGCGCGTGCTCAAATGTCTTTTTCGAGACCGACCTTATCGGGCCGGATGGGACTACCGCAGCGGGCGCGGACCCCGACATTATGAAGGGGCTTTCAATGGAGATGAACCCCGGCGGCGCGCACGGTTTGCCGCCTGGCGTGCGGGCGAAAGAGTTCAACCCGAACCAGCCGAACCCGAACACCGGCCACGTCCGCAACGAAATCCTTCGCAGCATTTGCGCTGGTCTGCCGGGCGCGCAGTTCTCGACCATCGGACAAAATTACGCTGAGATCAATTTCAGTGCCGGGCGTTTGGAGCGGCTAACCATCACCGCGCAATGGCAGGTTTTGCAGGAGTTCGACATCGCGATTGCGGAGCGTAGAATCTTTGCCGAGTGGTTGAAAATGGCGCTAACGATGCAAGCGGTTCCGTTGCCGGCGGAGAAGTTTTTCAAGTTCAACGCGCCGAAATTCACGGGCAAACGCTGGCCCGGTATTGATCCCATCAAAGAGGCCAACGCCAAGGCGCTCGACCTTGCCAACAAATTCACGTCGCCGCAACGAATCCACGACGAGCAGGGCACCGACCTGGAGCAAACCTGCATTGAGATCAACGAGGCGTCGATGATTTACGAACAATACGGAATCGAATCGGACACCACCAAAGGCCCAATTGACGCCGAAGTGGAAACCGAGGACGACCCGCCAACCAAGCCAGCAAACTCGCCTGAATGAAGCCGCCGGACTACATTATTTCCGCAGCAAAGCGCGGGCTTGAATTGCTTGCAGAAGGATACGGGGGAGACGGACTTACCGAAGGCACGAAAGACGCGGCGCGCAAAATGGCATCCGGTGAGGTCAGTGAGGAAAAAATCGTCAAGGCTAGCGCATGGGGCGCGCGTCACGCGGTGGATCTTGAGGCGGGCAAAAACAGCAACCCTGACGACAAGGAATGGCCCGGTGCTGGTGCCGTTGCTCATTATCTGTGGGGAATCAATCCACTCAACCCCGGACCTGCTCGCGCATGGTTTGATCGTCAATCTGAGAAAATCCAAAATCCACCAATGAAAAACTGGTTTGCAATCACAAACAAATCCGAAGCCTCCGCCGAGGTCTGCATTTACGAAGAAATCGGCAGCTACGGAATCAGCGCCAAGGCGTTTCTGGACGAGATCAAAAACGTCGGAAATCGAAAGATCACGCTCCGCATCAACTCGCCCGGCGGCGAAGTATTCGAGGGGCTGGCGATTTACAACCGGCTCCGCGAACATCCCGGCGGAGTGGAGGTCAAGATCGACGGCATCGCCGCCAGCATGGCGAGCGTAATCGCGATGGCCGGCGCTCCGGTCACGATGGCGAGCAATGCGCTACTCATGGTCCACAATCCAAGCGGCCTGTGTGTCGGGAATAGCGACGACATGCGCGAGCTAGCCGACATGCTCGACAAGGTTCGCGGTTCGCTGACCGGCGCGTATGAGCGCAAGACCGGCAAGAGCACGGAAGAAATCGGCGCGATGATGGACGCCGAGACATGGATGACCGCGCAGGAGGCAATGGACGCGGGATTCTGCGACGAAATCACCGGCGAACTGAAAATGGCGGCGAGCGTCGGGAAGCTGGCGCTGACCGGAAAACTTGCAGAACGGGAAAAAGAGTTTGACAAAATAGTAAAGACGCCTAAACAATCAACGCCAATGAACAATCTGCCCGAAACTCCCGCCACTGAAACACCCGAAACGCCAGCGCCGGAGATCACCGCGCCGGTTGCTGAGACTGCCGCACCTTTGCCGGAAGTCGTGACCATCACCGCCAACGCCGACGATCTTCGCGCCGAGGGTGCCGTTGCCGAGCGCAAGCGCATCGCCGACATCCGCGCATGGGCCGGGGTGGTTGCGAAGGCGCACAAGTTCAACCTCGACAAGCCGGTGACGGATTTCATCGCCAGCGGTCAATCGCTCGCCGAGTTCAAGGAGCACGTAATCACCAATTCGTTTCGGGCTGAAAGCCTGAACACCGCCACCGATACCAGCGGCGCGCAGGGCAACACGATGTCCCGCGAATCATTCAACAAACTTTCGCCCTACAACCAAAGCGAGTTCTGCAAAAAGGGCGGAAAGCTCACCGACTAACCACTCACCCAACCAATCAACTAAAACACCACTATGGCCGCTCCTACTAACAACAACACGCTTACGAATCTTATTCCCGATGCCTACGCCGCGCTTGACGTGGTGAGCCGGGAACTCACTGGCTTCATTCCGACCGTAGCTCGCGACTCCCGCGCAGACATGGTTGCCGTCGGACAGACGCTCCGCTCCGCCGTCGCTCCGGCTAACACCGCAGGCGCGGACATCACGCCCGCGATGGCGATTCCGTCCGCCGCAAATCAGACGATCAGCAACAAGTCGCTGACAATCACAAAGTCCCGTTTCTTCCC